AGCACCTCCTCCACTTGTTTCTAATGCAAATACTGTTGTTCCCACTATTATTCCTGCATCTTCGGATATACAACCTATACAGAATAGTGTAGTACCAATTAATGCAAATACTGTTGCTACACCCACTCCTGCCATTTTGAATAACCAAAGTCCAACAGGACTAGCTGGTACCTATAATGACTTTAATAAGTATATGGGTAATAATTATGTTATGGCAGATGGTAATAGTACTGGAGGGTTAGGTTCCTATGGTTCGTATAACGGAGTAGGTCTAAGTAAAGATGCTTATAATGCTATTTCAGATTCAGGTGGATTAGATGGTCTTGCCAAATCTAATAGTATGTTTGATGGTATAACAGCAAAAGGATTTTCAGATACTATGGGAGGTCTTGCTGCAGGATATGGTGTATATAATGATATACAAAAAAATAAAAGAGCTGATGAAGTACTTAATATGGAAAAAGATAAAGTTAATAAACAATATGCATCTAATGCATCTTTTAATAATAATGTGGCTGCTTCTGGCATAGGCCAATCATCAAGACCAGTGTAAGGAGATACTATTATGGCATACAATGGACAAATAGATACAAGTGGATTAGCATCTGCATTATCACAATTCGTAAATCCTGCTGATAGAATAGGTGAGTATGCAAGGCAATACTCCAATAGACTATCAGCGGAGGAAGATAAAGCATACAATAGAGGTAGGGATGCTAAGTCTGATGCAAGACTCCAAGTACAAGATGATCGTGCTACTGAAGCCTATAACCAGCAGAAGGCTACAAGACAGGGTATCATAGATACTGAGCAAGCTAAGAATATGGCTGCTCCTTACGTTAAAGACGTAGTAGCATTTAATGATCCAAGGTACGCTGATGCATTATTGTCATGGCAGAAAGCTGGTAATACTGATATCACTGAATCTGATAAGATACTATCTTCGTATGTTTCAGGGCAACCTCGGCAAGGACATTCTAGAGACTCTGTGATGCCAATACAGACTGAGATGCAGAGTCCACAAGTTAACTCTGGCAGAGTGTCTGTTGGAAATGGAGGAGGTACTCTAAGAGGCCCTTCCACCTATGAGCAAATCCCTGTCCCTGGTTACTTCAAAGATGGGAATCAATCTGTAGCTATAGGAACACAACCTAAGGTTGCTCCAATAGTAGTAGCACCTTCTAAGCTGAACTCTGATGGTTCTCCTAAAGATAGAGGGACTGTTCTAAGAGAAACCCTAGGTAGCTTTTTCAAGAGTGAGCCTATTGATAAGAATTATGAAACCTCTATTCTTACTGCTCCATATAGGAATGTTATACAACCTGCTATAGATGCTGTGAAGAAAAGCTGGGACACAGCTTCAGGTCCTCTAAGTGGGAGAAAGAAAGTACTGCAAGAGAATCTACCTAAACTGGTGAATCCTACAGGCAGTAATAAAGTACTTGGCATGGAAGGAAGAGAATCTCCTCAACCTGCTAAAGAAGCTAAGACTGCACTACTAAGCTCTATAGATATGACTCCTATATCTAAGAATGGTGAAGTGTACTTCAAGGATAAGTCTAGTGGTAAGCTACTTAAGGCTACTGATGTAGGTGATGCGTATAATAAGAACTGGGTAGAGCCTTCTACTATATCTAAAGAGATAAAAGGTCCTTTACTTAAATCTTCTAGTAAAGCAGATGTAGCTTTAGGCAATGCTCCTGTATTTAAAATGTCAGCTGAATATGTTACTCAATCAGCTAAAGCGAGTGGAGTACCTGAGAAGCATGTAACAGATTCCTTAGATAAGATGGGAGGAGATTATAGAAGTATCTTAGACTTACTAGGTAAGGATAATGATAAAGAACGTAATGCTCTCAGGGAGATGGTATCTTCTCAAGCATCTCAGAATGGACTGCTACCATCAGAGTATGATACAGGTAAAGCAGTAGACTCTATTATGCCAACTAACGAACTAACTGGTAGGCAGAAGTTAGGTGTAGATATGGCTGTGAAAGAATTAGATAATGTGCGTAGTGATAAACGATGGCAGTCTGAGATGAACTTCAAAGAGAAAGAAGCTATGTGGAATCATGCTATGGATAGAGCTAAACTTTCTCTGCAGCAAGCTGGTGTAGACCAAGGATGGGCAAAACTAAAGCAGAAAGATACTACGTTTAAACCAATCTCTATGTATAAGAAACAGGGTAGTGAGATGGTAGAGGTGATAGCCAATACTCCACAAGAGTTAGCAGTGTACTCTGCAGATGAATATTCCCCTGGTAGACTAAAAGAGACTCCTGGAGCTGGGTTAGCTAGAAGTGGTAGTAGTAAGATAGATCTCCAAGCATTAGGTGGAAGATCTAACATAGGTGGGACAAGTGGGGCTGACCTAGTAGCACTGTCTAAGCGTATGAAGAATGAATTCAAACGTGTACCTCAAGAGACTATAGATGCTGAGATACAAAACCTAAGTCAAGGATGGATATCCGATGGTGTAAACCTGGACTCACTGCGTGAAAACCTACGAGCGTACAAGTAGAAAGAATAACTTCAGCTATGGTATAATCCTAGTAATATAATTACAAGGATATGCCTATGGCTACAACAGCTGATAAACTCCTAAGTCTATACTCTAAAAACAAGTCTGACAATCTAGAGTCACGTAAAGATGATAAACTACGTAACTTTGGATACCTAGATACACTAAGTGCTTCTCTACATAATCAGAGTGCTGATCCCATCATGGCAACTCAGCCTCAAACAACTCCTTTCACAACTCAGACTGTAGATAGGTTAGTAGATGCAGACTCTGCCATACTAAGAGGAAAGCCTGATGAAACACGTTTTGCAGGATTTGATGCCTATGAGGTGCAACATAATGACCCAGAATCTATAGCCTACTTTAAATCACCATTAGGTATAAAAAAGATGGATAGACAGAAGGAGCATCTAGCTACACAACTTGGAATAGATAAATCATCTGTTACTACAGATATGATATATAAAGCAGGTGATGTACAAAATCTGGATGCTCTATATACTCTCATGGGAAGACCTAAAGGACCTGATGGTAAAGAGTGGACTCCTGGACCAATAAACTATAGTCCTACTAAAGATGGTGCACTTCAACTAGGTTCTAAAGCTAACCCACTAGGATTGAAGATACAGGAACAAGATTTAGGTAAAGATTATTTTGGTAGAGGATTATCTAATATAGCTGATACACAAGGTAAACTCTTAACTGATAGATTTGATACTCCTGCTCAGAACACAGATTATAATTCTTCTTATGGTAAACATCCTCAAATATCTAATTCGCCTTCATGGAAGGATATGCCAGGTACATTTGGTAGTGGAAGACTGTCTGATGATATAGCAATAGCAAAGTCTACTGGTATTCAGCTAGGTGCTGGAGCTATTAGAATGGTTAACAAAGCTGCTACTGCAATGGGACTGAATGGAGTGATGGATAAACTAGATGCTGCTGTAGGTGGTACGGAGCATGCTGGAATGTTCCTTAAAGACAAAAATGATCTACCATTCACAAATAAGAGTATAAAAGAAGTGCTAGATCCTAAGAAAGGTCAAGCTGTAGCAGATGCTATGGCAGGATTATCTTCTAAAGCAAGAGCTACATTCAGTGGAGCTATGCAACAGTCTGAGGGACAATGGGAAAAAGGAGACTACCTAGGTTCTATGTGGACAGCTGCTAAGCATTTAGATCAGCTGCTGGCACAATCTGCCCCTGAGACAGCAGCACTGTTCGTACCATATGTAGGAGCTCCATTAGTTGCTGCAACTAGGGCATCCAATCAGGCTGAAATGTACAAAGAAAACAACCCTGGGAAAGAATATGATGCTTCACAATATGCAGGATCTTTCCTGGCTAACATGGCACTACTACTTCCAGAGAAACTATTGATTAAATCTGGTATAACTGACGTGTTTGGTAAAGCTGCTAAAGGTGGTCATGGAACAGCTGTGCTGAAGAGTACTGCGGGTGAAACAGTGCAAGAGTACGGGGAGGGTGTGCAAGAACAGTATGCAACACAAAAAGAGGGTGCACAGACACTAGGTGGGATAATGACTGATCCTAGCCAAGTGTACCAAGGAGCTATTGGTGGACTGATTGGTGGTGCTATGCACGGTGCTGGTATTGCTGTATCAGAAGGACCTGGAGCTGTGATGAGAATGGCAGATAAAGGACTAACTGCAGCAGCTGAAATTACTACAGGTAAGACAGCTAATGAAATAAAAGTAAAAGCTGTAGGGAATACTGCTATTAACAATATGATAAAAAGCAATAAAGTAGATATACATGAGGGCATGTCAGAAGCTGACATAGAAGTAGCTAATGATGTTAATGATCACCTAGACTCAATAAAATCATTAGATCATACAAGTCCTACATATTCAGCAGATGTACAAACAATTATAGATGAAGCAAATAATATTAAAGAAGATCTAACTACTCCTCGACCTATATCAGAATCCACCAAATCAGAAGTACAATATACACAACCTGCATCTACAGTTGAAAATACTCCGATAATTAATGAGGAAGTTGCGGGGAGTGGTGTTAATGAATCTACCAGCACTAAAGATAATGTACCAGTATCTAAAGATATACAAAATAATAAAGTAGATATACACGATGGTATGTCTGATGAAGATATAAAAATAGCAAATCATATTAATGCTAGGTTCGATCGCATAGATTCCATGGATCCTAATACTACTGGATACAAAGATAAGATAAAGTCACTTCTATACCAAATAGATAATCTCAAGTCTAGAATGGGAGTACAACCTGTTACTAAAGATGTCCAAAGTAATGAAGTACCAGCTGATAGTATTACTAATGCTAAAGATACTATACCAGTATCTAAAGACACAACTCCAGATGATACAATAGAATATGATGCTCCTACTAAGGAAAGAATTGATGCTGCTGGTATAAGTAACGTAATGACACAAGCTGATAGAGAATCTAATGTGCGTATAGAACTAATTAAGGATGGTGATACAAGGAGCACTACTACATCTAAGAAAAAACCTTTAACACTAGATCCTGCTACTATAGATGACTCATTCGTTGAAAGTATCCTAAATGATGGTGCTACAATGGATACTTTAGGTAGTAAGATGAGTACTAACAACAAAGCTATAAATCTTGTAAAAAGACTAGCTAAGAAATTAGGATATGGTACTAACCAGCATACTGCTATAAAGGAGATGTATAGTGCTGTAAAGGAATCTTTTAATACAGATGCTGTGCAACATCTACAAGCAATCTCTAAAGATGGTAAAATGACTCCAGCTAAGGCAATGAGAGCTGTAGCCATAGCTTCTAGTGCTATACAGTCTGCAACTACCTCTGAGATGCATATAGCAAATAAAGCCAATGTAGATGCTGTTAATGGTGCTAGAGTAATGGGATTGGATGTACAGATAGGTAAAGAGTATCTAAATAGTTATGGTCTAAAGGTAGCAGGTGGTAGTAATCAGACTGCTGCTAAATATGCTATATTCGGTAGAGCAATCCTAAAGTATATGGAAGCTACTGGCATGACAACTACACAAGATATGAATGTACCTATACATAATATGGTAACAGCAAAGGGTAAGAGTGTAACTGATGCTAAAGAAGTAAATACTATTATGAAAGGTGACAAAAAGAGTGTACATGTACCAGTAGTTAAACTTAATACTACCGAAAGTTCAGAAGCAATGCATACATTCAGTAAGCTATTCAAACCATCTAACTACAAACTTCCTGATAGTGAAGCAGAGACTAACGTTGTGCATAATGAATCTAACCCGATAAGTAAAGCACATCAGGATATCATTAAGAAGTATCAAGCACTTAAGGACCATGTAAAACCTCAAATGATTAAGCTTGTAAAAGAAATTAGAGACTCAATAGCTGCTGATGGAATGACTACAGATGAAGCTCTTGCAACTCCTAAATATAGAAGACTATTAGGTATTCATCATACAAATGCAGCAATAGATCAATTAAGTGCAGATGGTAAAAGTATTGGTCGTAGAGGTAATTTAATTAATATGATAGATAATATAGATGAGATAGAAGAACTATCTAAAGAAGGTATGCATTTTAGCTATGAAAGTGCAATCAACAATCGTATACATGTACTAGAAACCATATTAGAATTCCAAGGTGATAAGTTTATGGGAAGACAGATGGTTACACAAGGTGAGTATACTGTTGACACTAAGAACACTAAAGCATACAAATTACTAATAGATGATATAGTTGATAATCTTCCAGCATCTATTAAAAAGTATATTAAAACAAACAATATAAGCGGTAAAGAATATGTGGAAGGAAAGTTAAAAAGTAAATGGTTAGATTCTGCAATGGAAACTATAGCAGAGAATAATGGTGAAGGAATGAATCTAGAGCAATTACAAATATATTCTAATAAGATGAAGTTTACATCTACTTTCAAAGCTCTAAGTGTACTACAGGCTATTTATGATGTAAGAACTGCTAAAGATGGTAAAGTTAAAACGCAATACATGCCAGAAGCAGATGCAACTGCAAGTGGTATAACAAATACACTACTGAATCTATCTGGTATACCTGCAGTTAGAAAAGCTCTTGCTAAGATTGGTATAGGAAAGAATCTAACTGATAAAGCTATTGATCCATATATTCTATTAGTACAGGCATTCAAAGATAAAGTACAACCTACTCTATACAATAGAATGTATAAAAAAATATTTGATGATTTAGATAAAGCTGGTTTAGGTGAAAGAGAATTAGCTAAGTCACCTGCTATGACCTCTGTTTATGGTCAAGCTCCTGAGAATGCAAAAATAGAGATGTCTAAGATAATAACTGAAATGCTTATTAATAAAGCATTGCAAGAATATGATCAAGATGCTATGGACTTAATAAATGAGATAACTAGTAAAAATTATGTTATAGATGGCGGTAGTAAAAGTGATAAGTTAGAAGATATATCTAAATCTGATGTTAAATCAATAGTTGATTTTTATACTAATAATCTTACTGAGGCATTTGTAGGTGCTGTAGATGATGCATATCCTGGAATAGCTGCATATCGTAAAGCTATGGGAGTTATCTACAAAGCATTGGATAAGAGTGGAAAGTGGGATGGAAAGATAGCAAGTGCTGTAGAAACTATGCTTGGAACTGCAGAGGGTAAGAATAGAATGTCTGTACGTAAACTTATGTCAATGACTGAGAGAGATATAGATAATGAACTTCTATCATATAATGAAATGATGAATAATTCAACTTCATTTAATGTAAATTTACAACACTCTGTTGATGCTGCACTACTATTAATGACACTTAAAAAGGTAATGCAGACAAGAGGTGATAAAGGTATCATGACAGTACATGATGCTTTCTATGCAGATCCTGAGGTACTGATAGATATAATGAAGTGGTATAACCACTATACAGTAGAAGTTGCTAAGAAGTATGACTTTCTAAGTATTGCTGTAAAAGAATTAGAAGCTATACGCACTGATGATAATACTAAAGAAATAAATAAAGCTATAGCTGATGCAAACTTAATCATGGTTCAAGCTACTGGAATGAATATTCAAGAACTATATGATGCTAAACTAAATTATCTGGATGGATTAAATGTACAAGTACTTGGAAATACTGAAATAGATGCTGGAACTGTTACTAAAGAAGAATCTGCTGATGATACTAAGAAATCTCCTGATACAGAAGCTGAAGTAAAAGAATCAAATGAGAATATATACTCAACAGCAAAGCATACACTTGACGCATTACGTAGAGCTATATTAGATAATGATGGTATAGCAGTGCTTGAAACTATCAGAGCTATGAAAGTACCCTCTACTCACATAGATCTACTAGATAAAGTAGAAAAAGCAATTAGAGAAGGGGTGGAGTTTACTATAAAAGATCAGTTTACTGGTGGGTATGATGAAGTTAGTATTACTGGTAAAGGTTACGGTATAACAGAGAACGATAAGAAACCTATGACTATAGAAAGATTTGTAGAAACTTTAGCCCATGAAGTTGATCATGCTATTCAACTAGATTGGATGGCAAATAATAAGGATAGTTCTGAAATGAAGTATCTAGAAAGAGTTGTTAAAAAATTAGCTACTATACCAACTGAAGGAATGAAACCTCTTACAAAACTACGTATAGCTTATATTTTAGATCCTAGAAAAGGTAGTTATAAAGGGGATGAATCACTAGAGTTATATCAAGTTTCAGAATTAGTATCTATTATATCAAATGAGCAATCTACAGCAGAAGAAATACTAGCTAAATTTGGTACAAGTAGTAAGACAATAACTCAAATTATAAAAGATCTAATACATAAAGCCTATGTATCTTTTAAAACATTACTAAGTACAGGAGATGTAGCACATTTACCTATGGACACTGACACAATAATGTCTGCTATTCAATCACTAGATGATAATGCCAGAGTTAATACATTACATGCCTCTATTAATAATAAAGAGGTAAGACCTGCTGGTATTACAAATCCTAAAGATGTAAACAAGAAAGTATTTATAAATCCTTATGCAGAATTAAACGATGTCATAGCTAGAAGTAATCACTGGATGTCTGATTGGATGATCATATGGGGAGATACTATGGTAGAGCATATGGGACCTCCATTAGCTAACTGGAATGAAAATATGAAAAGAAATTACTCTATATATAACTCAGTGATAAGTATGATTAGAAATGGATTATATGATAGTGATTGGGCTAAGAGAATGCATCAGACATTACGCATTAGTGGTGATACTATGGAAGTATTAATGGATAAAGTACAAAAACTTGCTACAGACTATCAACAAGAGTCTGGAGAAGATATGAAGCATATGGCTGAGATGGATAGACAGATTAAAGATAAATACTCTAAATCTGAGCAAGTAAAACTATACAATATATTTAATGATACTGCTATAGCAAACCTAGGAGAAATACCTGCATATAGAGAGAAGATACTAAATGGAAGTATGGCGCTTGATGATGTACTAAAAGAATTATCTGTAAAACTTGGAGTAGATGCTACTACTAAGTTAGATGAAGTAGCATCCTACTACAGTACTGGCATAACAAAGAATGGTTATGTAAATGTCTATAAGACAGGTATAAGTAGTAAAGAAGCTTTAATGTACACAACAGTTAAAGCTATGAGTATGATTCCTGAAAGTCAGAAAATGCTACAAGATATGAATCCAAGTCTTAGAGACTGGATGATGTCAATGGCTTTAGCAAACAAAACATTAAATGCTGAAGTGAATGAAAGAGGCATGGGATACGATGGTACACAACATTCAGCTGATGCTGCATATAACATAAATTATGATGGAAATATGGCTAAGGATATATACGATAAAGTAATGGAAACTAAGCTAATAAGCTTAAGAGATATGAAGAAGACTGAAAATAGCAGTGAGTTTGAATGGGTAGTACTAAAGCAACCTACTGAAAATACAATGGGTATGATAGGTAGAGAAAATCTAGCTGCAGGATACACACCTGGTGTAGGGTTAGAGTTAAATAGATATGTTAATGGAGTAATTGTAAATTCTGATCAGAGTGAGCATGTGCAGAAAAAACTTGATCTAATGAAAGATGAGGCAGCTAGAGAGCAGTGGTTAAAAGATAATGACATGGCAAAAGAAGGAAACAGATTTAGAATGCTTATTAGCAAAGAAGCTAAAGTTGGTCTAATGGGATTAAAGCAGAATGCTGCTCATAGCTTATATAGAACATACGTGCATAATAAAGACCTAATAGCAAGTGAGGCTGTGAGAGAAACTCTACTCAGTCAGGGACTAAGAAAAATAAGTTCTGAGAAGGGGATGGAGATATTAGAGAAGATTTTACAGAAGAATTATAATGAAGGATTAAGAGGTGATAGAACTGAAGTAGAACCTTTTCTAAACATAGATTTTGATTATGGTACATTTGATCAGTTAAGAAAAGACTACCCAATGATAGCTCAACACTACAAAACACCTACCGGCATGACAACATACAATAACTTTAATAGTAAAGTACAGTTAGTACAAAGAGGTGTATATGAAGAGTTACTAGGTCATAAGAATTTTAGTATCTTTGGTAATTCAGACAATAGAACTGCAGCTAGATGGGAAAACATGTATAAAAAGATAGTAATACTTGCTAAGCAGAAGATGGTAGTAATGAATCCAGTAAAACTATTAAATGATACTATCTCTAATGTAGGTGTGTTAGGTGCTATGGATATGACAATACCTGAGATATGGAGAGGAACTAAAAAAGGTTGGAATGCTTACCATGAGTATTCAAAAGAAAGAACTAAATTAGTACAACTTAAATTAGATACTAGAATGGTAGAGGGAAAAGCAAAAGTTATAGCACTATCTAAGTTAAAAGCCCAAGAAGAGAAGATGAAAACATTAGCTTTTTATGATGCACATGAAGCAGGGTTTATCCAGTCTTACGGTACAGAACTAGTATTAAAAGAATATGACACAATATCGGGTGTACAGCATGATATGGATACTATAATAGATAAGTATACACATGATGCGCATGGAGAGCCAAATACACTATTTAAAGCTATTAAATGGTGGACTAATATTGGTGTTAATATAGATGAATTAATGTACGCTGCAGGTAACTCTGCTAAATTAAAAGGAACTACTGTAGGTGAAGAATTAGTAGCAGTTAGTGAGAGATTAAAGAATAAGAAGAATGAGAAGGATAGTGTAGCAAGATATATAAGTGAAATGATAGGTGCGCCTAGCTCTGAAGCTGCTGCCTATGGTGGAGCTTATATGGTACTAAGTGATGCATTGAGTAAATATACTCTTGCAGAATATCTATATGGGGGGGATGGAACTCCAGCTAAGAGAAATCCTAAGACTAAGAAAGCTTATACTAAACAGGAAGCTTATTTTAAAGCTAATGAGACTTTTATTGACTATAGAAGAAACATTCCATCTGAGATTAAAGCATTAAGTGATTATGGTATTATTATGTTTCCAGCCTATTGGATGAGAGTACAGAAAGTAATAGGTAGTTTGATAGTATATCATCCTATATCTTCTCTAGGTAGTTTTGCTATAGAAAGTGCAATGGGAGTAGATCAATTAAATATTTTAAATCAGAATATCTTTTCTAAGATGAATGCCTATAGTGGAATTGTGCATACACCTGGCGAGATGGTAGGACCTGAAGCATTATGGGCTGTACTATAAATTAAATAAGTCCTCCTAAGAGGACTCTATAATCTCTTTACTTTACATACAGTGTAATCAGGGAAGTAAATGGTATCTGGATTTTGGTCTACTTGTTTACGCCATTTACCAGATGGAGCCTTAGTTATCCATTCTTGCTCCTGTACAGGATCTTGTACTCTTGATGATATATGTTTAATACACTGTTTCATAACTAGGTCAATATCATATCCCATAAGTGCTAATTCATTAGTAGCAAGTACCATGATGTCTGCCATAGCATCTACCATCTCATGCTCATCTGAAGCATCTCTAGCGTCTGAATACTCATTAATCTCTTCTTCTAACATACTAATAATAACTCCGCTGGGAGAAGTCATATTACGTACTAATCTCCAGTTACTGAGAGAATATTTCCAATTCACTTCTTATCCTTATTTAATCTATTCACTATACGATTAGCATAGTGTAGTAATTTGTTAGCATCTCTAATAGGAGATGTACCTGAATGACGAGAACCTAACGCTATACCAGCTATAGCTTTTAAGCAATTAAATTCATCTCCCTTTAAATTCCAATGTTCAGCTAAATCATCAACATCTTTACATCCATCCATATTATAAAAGTCTGTCTCCAGTCCAGTAGATTCTACTTTTTTAATTTCACTTTGCACTTCTTGCATAGAATTAGGATAATGATTCAATTCATGATACCATTTATATATCTCTAAGTCTGTACTATACCTGCCTTTACTATTAAAATATGCATCTCTCATTTCTCTAGTTACACTCACTTCGTACTGTTTCTCTAGTGATGGTGACATTAGTTATTTCCTTTAGGTTTAAATTTACTAGGTTTTTTATTTAGTAATCTTTTCATACTCAGGCCCCTTTTAGGTTTTGTTACATTACCTTTTATATGTACTGAGTAGTCTTTTTTATCAGTTCCATGAGGATGTGCTGTAGTACATAAAAGATGATCACTTTTGATAACTAGCTTAAATAGCTTATCATGATGGGAGATAGAAATACTATCAGGTATTCCATTATTTAATCTTTGATACGAAATATCACCATTAGCTAATGCCTTAGTTACTAATGATTTAGCTACTTTTTTATTTAAATTGAATCTTTCTTTTATCCTATCAATAGCATGTGTTGTTAAAATAATAGGAATTTTTCTTAATTCGTCATTAGTCATTTAATCACCTGTAGCAGGATCAGAAGCACATTCCCTAATTAGTGCAAGAGCTTTCATCTTGATACCTATATATTGTTCTTCTAATAGAAACATAGCCTCAGCTTTAACATCTGGGGATGCCTCTGAAGATGCTATTAGATCTCTCTTTCTATTGTATTCTTTCTTATCCATATTAACTCCAAGCAGTATAGTCTATCATATCCCACTCACCTTCAATCTGTTTTGTATACCCAGTAACAGTTCCAGAAAAGAAATCTGTAAGAACTACTCCAACAACATCATCCATAAATGGAAGAGGATTAACTGTAGTATGCCAATTAGATTGCATACCTAATTCCTTAAGACTATTATCTGCACAATACTCTACATATCTTTTCAGAGATTCATTAGATATATGAGGAGGATTCAAGTAATCAATAAGTGCATGCTCATAAGCAACTACTTCTCGTACTGCTTGATATATATCATACTTTAATTCATCATCCCATATATCTATGTTTTCAGCTATGAAAGCACGGAATAAATGAGAGTTAGCTTTCCAGTGTACAGTTTCTTCTTTAATAGAGAACTCAACTATAGCACAAAGTCCTGGATACTTACCCTTGAATTGGTACGATAGTAATGCAGCAAATTGAGCCATTAAAGAAATTCCTTCAGTTGCTCCAGCATATACTGCAAGCATTCTAGCAATAGCTCTACGGAACTCTTTATCTACTTGAGCATCAGTCATACCAACTGCTTTGTAATCTTCATACTTTCGTACTTTAGCCTTATCAACGTATTCTGATTTAGATGACATAACAGGTATATCAAGAAAGTCTGAATATATGCTATCATTTATACCTACTGTTTCAGTGAATAGACTATAGTTTTCAATGTGAGTAAACTCTCTAGCCATAAAGTTTGATAGCATAGCTTGTATTTCTGTTGGTTTAAATATACGTAGAAGAACTGAGTATCCTACCTCAACAAACACTTCATTAGATGTGAATGTCTTCATTACGTTATTAATATAAATAGCTTCATCTAAAGAAGCTTTATTAAAGTCCTGAATGTCTTTACCTAAGGATATCTCCTCAGCATTCCAATGCATTCTGTCATGTGTTTTATAGTAATCCCATGCCCAAGGATAATGAAATCCTTCCTTTGGCTTAAATACAGGCATACCCTGTGTTTTAATTAGACTCATGTACAGCTAAGACAAGTATCTTCCATAATGTCTTTCCTTTCAGTTGATGTAGTTGATGCAGTATTAACTGCAGATGATCTTAGATAGTATAATGACTTTAGCTTTCTCTTCCAAGCAAGTATATGAAGATCTGAAATATACTGTACATGACTATTACCTGGAATAAATAAATTAATAGATTGTGCTTGATCAATAAATGGTTGACGATCTCCAGCAAACTCTATTAACCATCTCTGATCAATTTCGAATGCTGTTTTAAATACTGCCTTTGTATTATCATCCATCCATTCTAACTGCTGTACAGATCCTTTAGCTTTCTTGATAGAATCCCACTGATCGTCGTACCATGTAGTACCACGTTTACATGTAGTAAGACACGCTTCATTGACAGCTTCTTGTTGTAAATACTCATCTAAGTACTTATTTGTAATAGCAAAGCTACCTTGCTGTACTTTTTTAGTGAAAGCATTAGCTACCCATGGTTCAATTCCTGATGATGCAACTCCGCATAAACTAGAAATAGACATAGTAGGAGCAATAGCAGTAACATGAATATTACGCTTCTTGCTATAGTTACGATTAGCCATAGGACACATATGTAATCCATCATACTCATTATGTTTGCTAGTAGCTTCTTTAATCTGTTTAAATATCTTTAGATTTAATCCTTTAGCCATAGGTGATTCCCAAGGGATCATCTTAGACTGCAGTAGAGAATGAAATCCCATTACTCCAAGTCCGATACTTCTCTCATCAACTGCTCCTGCCCTAGCTCGTTCAAAACCAGGTAGATCAGTAGTAAGATCAATAAAAGACTGAAGAACATTATCCAGATAGTCAGTAGAATCAGTGATGAACTGATCAAACTCTGATTGGTACTCATCCCAGTACTCAAGATTAATACTACCAAGGCAACAGACACCACTATGCTTATCATCAGTCCTGAGTGTGATCTCAGTGCATAGATTAGATGTTGATACTTCGATATTCTCATTCTTGTACTCCTCTGGTGACATTTCATTTACTGTATCTATAAATAGAAGGTAGGGCTCCGTTATATTCAACACAAGACGCAACTCTTGTATCCGAGTCTTAAAGACTCTGCTCATACTTTCATATGAGACTAGACTATATCTTCGACTACAGCTTTCCTGTTTAGTCGTTACATATTTCCAACACCATAAGCTTGTGCTGTACTCCCCTTCGGGATAGTCGTTGAACGGAATTACATACATTAGATATGTGTCCAAGATTCTCTACGCTTTATTCTGGTAATGGTAGTAGGTGTTACTTTATATTTTATTGCTAAATCCCTCATAGGAATTACAGCATTTCTTATAGCTATAACATCTTCTTCTGTAAGCTTACTCTGACCACTTGTTTCTCCACGTGCATGAGTCTCTATTGACTTCAAACCTGTAGCCCAAGCGTGATCTGAGTTTTCTTTATTTGTGCACCATTCTAGATTAGTGTAGTAATTATTATGTTTATTCCCATCTATATGGTTTACTTGTGGTAAACCTAATGGGTTAGGATTATATGCCATACATATTAATCTATGTAGAGATAAGTTCTTCACTAGTTTATCTGAGCCATCATCAGCGTACTTAGTTACAGCTATTTGCTGATAACCTTTTGACTTATTTAGCTTAGCTAGCACTTTTCTACTCTCTAGTGATATAACCCAACCATCCTTAGTAGCTCCGTATTTAAAAGGGCTATTAAGTGGTATAAGTTTTACACCTGTTGGCATTGGTAGGATGATGTAAGCATCTTTCAATGCTCTAGTAATATTGTTAATAATACTATTTGGTACATCATACATCTTTATTAAATCCTTAGTTTCATAAACATAAAGATCTCTGATTAGATTATTAAGCACCTCAGGATCTATCTTCTTTCGTTTAGGTGTGAATATATTATCTATATTTATACCTTCTAACATTATCTTTTGTTGTAACTCTCGCTGCTGATTGTCCATTGTCATACACCTTATTTTTATTTATATGTGTATTGTATCGTTTCTATTATTAAACATTCATTAAGGCTTACACCTTAATTGTAGTTAGAAACGCTTTAGGAGATCCCAGCAATTAATGTAATATACATCATGCATTTCTGCATGACTGGGCAAATTATTCACCCTTAAGAGTGACTCGCACTTCCATCAACTTAATCCACAATTCCCTAGCTGGTACTACCTTAACGATAGAACCATCTTTAGGTGAGATAAGATTCCATCCATCATTGTGTATAACACAATTCATAAAATCATCGGTGATAACAACACCATGATGCAGATTAGGTACTCTACGATTAGTATCTCCAGTAGGTTTACGAATATCCATAAACTCTTCAATTTCTGGATGATCTATGCGTAGGTAAACAGCTTGTGAGGCTCTACGTTTTCCACCTTGGCTAATAGCTAATGTAGAACGATCTGATACTCCTAGGAATGGTATTAGTCCAGAAGACTTTCCACCATTAGATCCTACAGAATGATTTACTTCACGAACTGCTGACCAATCCCATCCTAATCCACCTCCCATAGCACCTAGCCAGTTAGCTTCATTGTATGATTGAAAGATACCTTGCTTAGAGTCTGGTACCATACCAGTAAAGCATGAGATAGGTAAACCATCTGTAGTTCCTGCTGATGTACTAGGAGGAGTTGATGGATGAAACCAGTAGTTGGAAATATATTTAGCCATACGTTCCCCATGTGCATCATCATTCTGATATGCTTTAGAGACACGAGTTAGCCATCCTAGGTAATCTTCAGAGGGTAAGAAGTATGTTTCCTTGTATAGTGCTTTACTAAACGCTGGCAAGCTATTCCATCCTCTATTCATCTGCATGACCTTGTCCAAACTTTTTAACTGAAGGAAGAAATCCTAAATCAGATGGCATAGGTACAGGATGTTCCCCCATAATGGCTTTAGTCATAATACCCATAGCTTCAAGTACAGGTTTAACAGTTTTAGGCTCTAATGTTACCTCTACACGAGTCCCCATAGAACCATCACCACGTCCAGCAATAATACGAGTACTAATATTGTTAATGTTAGGGCTGAAACCTTTATCTTCAAGCCAAAGAATAACTGCTTCATCCATTTCCTTTGTGTTAAGCGTAATCTGCATATTACTTCCTTTTACGGCTAAATAGCCACTGAAGCTTTTGGAAAAGAGTAATAACCATAATGGTTAACCCGACAATTAGTTTAGCTAACGATAGATGAGGAATGGCTAGTACTGGCATACTAGTATCCTGTCGTATCTGATAAGATAAGATCTTTCTTAGTAGCTACTGCTAACTTTTGCATCTGATTAATAAGGTCCCTTAGACGTTTAGATCCCGACTTAGTTGGCTTTAATGCATACTTTTGGTATTCTGCATTGAATGCTTCTACTACTGTGTTGTACTGTGTAATCATTGTGTTTCCTTTAGATTTGATTGTTATCAGCCCAATATTCAAGCTCGTTGTAAATAGCTCTAGCGGTCTCTGGATTCGAGATAAGTAGCTGAGCAACTATGTGTGAATTATCGAATGTTATAAGTGATGCAATATCCTCAGAGGATAATGTAAAGGTGTTAGTGAGAGTAATCTCACCATCCTTAGGATCTATAACTAATTCCATTACTTTCCAGCTCCAAACTTCTTAGTAAATGTAGGCTTAGGTGCTGATGATGTAGGAGTAGTTGTTGCTGTACCTTTACGTCCTCCAGCTACCCATGCTGCTACAGATTCAGCTGTTAGACCATCTTTGTATGTAACATTATCAGCATACTTCATATCTTTTGCTAAATTGACTCCAATTTCTGTTTCATTTAAGATTTCATTAGCTGAAGCTCCTTCTGCTGTAAAGAATGCTTTGATGATCTTCTTCTCAGAGATTTCACCAGCTTTAGCATATGGCTTACCATTTTTATCAGCAGCAGGTACCACAGAGTATTCCATCTGAATACGCATTTTTAATTCAATGTCTTCAAATTCTGGAAGTACTGCTACATCCTTAGCTGCTTTATCTTTACCAATAGGAAGAGTTGCTTCTTCTGGATCAGATACATCATCTACGCCAGCTACTACACATAGCTTACTGAATAGTGGTGCTTGAAAGTTAGGTGTACCATCGTTGTTATCTAATTTAATAGCACTAAATAATACTTGAGGTGAACCTTCATTCTCAACATATAAACTAAGAGATCTAGCTCCAGAACTATTTACATCTACGATGATTGCCTTTAGTGTGATATCGTAAATACCACTAGTATTAATGAAGCTTGAGCCTCCTTCTGCTTTAGATGCAGCTTCTCTATCTACTTTAAAAAATCCCATTGTGTTTCCTTATTTATTTATTTGTTCACTATCCTAACATGGCGTAAACGATACTATGTATCAACTATAAAACGAATTCTTCTGACTCATTAACATTAGCTTCAAGAGCTGCAATATGATCATTAAGATTATAAGATGTAACATCAACAGATTCTTCAATACCGTCGATATTAGAACGACATGGAAATTTAGGATTAGTATGATGTACTACTCTTTTAGTTCCTTTAACTTCTAAGAATACAGCATTATCAGTAACTGATAACCATGACCCATTCTTTCCAAAACTTCCTGGTGCTGCAATAGCATATTTAGAAGTATCCTTATCAAACTGACAGTGAGATGTAAATACTACATTAATTCCTTCTGGAATAACAGTGTCTTCTAAGTAACTGTTAAAAGCTAGAATATCTTTAGATAAGTTACTCCAGATATTAAATCCAGTATATTTATCATTCATATATTTTTCCATAGCAGATGCTAAGTGAGTGACTGAATCTATTACAAGTGTTCTTGGTAGTTTTCCATACTTTTCAGCATATGCTTCAATCTTAGCAGTAATAGTTCCTAGTAGGTCATCAATACCATTATAAGTACTATAACGAAAGTGAGGTACTTTACCTGTGAAAGCTTTATTATCTGTTGACACTACTAATGCATCTGTGATAGTTGATATGATTGTAGTTTTACCACTATTCTCTAGTGCTATGATTCCTAATTTAATTCCTGCCATTATTTTGTTTCCTTTAATTTCATTGACTTAAACAATAGATGTATAAGTTCTGGATGTTTTTTAGTTACTACTTTAACTGTTTCTGCTATTAACTGAAGTGTATCCTCTATCATTGCCCAATCCTCTTCAGTAATAGTCTCTGTTAAAACAGTAACTTTTGGGGGATGAATTTTACCACAAGGTTTCCCAGTTTTTTCTGAAATATACCTATCATCTATAGGACGAGATACATATACTAGTCTAATACGATTAATCGGTATTCCTCTACATTTTTTATACATATAAGCATAAGCTAGACATTGGATTTTATAACCCCATGGGATACTCTTAGGTTCTGTTTTACTATTATGAGTTTTAAAGTCAACAATCATACCATCCTTAATAGTACCTCCTAAGGCATCACAAGTCCCACCTACATAAATATCATCTAATACAGGAGTAAATAGTGATTGTTCCACTTCTATGCTAGGATTATGTCTAACATACTCATTAATAAGTGCCATAGCCATATCAGGATATGCATCTTTAATAATATCTTTCATAATAGGATCATCTCCTAATGGTTGAGCTTTAGCCATTTTATCAATGTAAGCATCAATCTCTGTTCTTCCTAGGTTTAGTTTTTGGGCATAGCTCTGAGCTACTGCGTGTACAATTGTGCCTAACACGGTAGATGTAGAAGCTGTGAAAGATTTCTTACCTAAGATATTTTCCTCGTACCATACTGACGGATACTTAAAAAACTTGTCTATACTAGATGGACTAATTTTAAAACTACAGTTTGGAATTTCTATATTGTTATAATCGAATATACTCATGATTCTCCTTTAATTTTAGATGGAACTATTTTAAATTTTAATCTACTTTTTACCACTCCAATATTTTTAGTCCATAAAGCAGATACTACTGAGGCTTTAGTTCTATTAGGAAAGAAATTCATAATACTTTCTATATGCATATTATTATAGATACCACTTTTATCTCTAATATTAGATAGAGCTTCTTTTTCCTCCGTAGACCAATGAGAACCACCTTTACTAGGGGTATATAAGAAATTAGATATATCTTCTTGTGTTGGTAGAATTACTTCTTCTTTTAATGTAGTGGTAAGTCTGTTTAATTCTAGGTACTCAATATACTCCTCTGCGGCTGCTAGAGATTGTTTAATATCAATAATATAATTATCGAGATCGACTATATGTTGTTTCATAGTCATATAGACTACTACTTCTTCGTCAGTTAATGTAAGTGTCATTTTATTTCCTTTTATTTTAAATTGTCTCTGAAGAAACGTCCCATTATATTTTCATTAATAAAGTCATCTCTTTCTATAGCTTCGTAAAGAAATAGATACTTATTTTCTAAGTATGTTAATTCTCTTTTAGAGTAAGCAAGTTGTAGAATAGTTTTATATTCTATAGTCTTATCACCTGTTAATTTAGATGACCCACAGTACTTCTTCCAAGATGTCTCTTTAAGTATTACATCAAACTGTACTCTCTTACCTTTTATGTTTCTACCTATACGATGGGTAGCTTCTGGTCTTATTGCTCCATTCTTAAGAGCTGGTAAAGCTACTTCCGATATAGCTTGTTTCTTACCTAAATAATGGGTACCATCCGTATAAGATATAATGTATATAAATCCAAACACTCCTTCAGGTAACTTTGTAAATGGTTCATCATTATAATTCCATATCATAAAGGAGTAATCTGAGCTGTACGAGTTTCTAATACTTCTTTAGTCTTTACTGATAGTACTAGTTCTTTTAGAAGTAGCCCATCATGGTATGATCTAAACACCATTACATTTGTAAACCCTCTGTACTCAGGTAACTCTTTACGAGTAACTGACCTAGTACATAGATGATGAGAGTTCTTAGAGGATGTTCCTACTAGTATTTTCTCATGATTAGTATCCTTAGCTCCATATGATTTAGAAGACTTATAAATACAACTTTCAACATCAACCCAAATCGGATATGAATATGCCATGTTACAACCTTTTTATTTGTGAGAATATTTGACTAAGATGTTTATCTGATGCAGGTTCATCCCAATAATCTGATATATCTTGTATTAACTCTATTATTTCATCGTGAGACATCCCTAAGTCTTTTCCATAGAATGCAGCTCTAATAAGTGATCTATATCTACTGCCATTAGATGCATTATATGCAAATTCAAATGTAGTAAGTGGATCTGCTATCATTGCTTTAGATTGAGCTGTAGATAACTTCTGAGGTACTACCTTAGGTTCTATAGAAGTAGCAAGCATAAGATGCTCTTTTACTTCTATAGGTGATTGATCTACAACTGATAGTACATTACGTCCTGAGTATGAGAAATAAATCTGTGACTTAGGAAGTAAATCTGTTTTAAGGGATAATGAATCACTAATTGACTTAATGAATGTTCTCCACTGTAAGTCTGGAATATCTACTACAGCATCAAGCTCCAGTAGTACTCTAAATTTAAATGGATTATTTACATCAGATGTACGTGCAATATGATGATTAATATCTTGTAGAATAAAATGACACTCTTCATCAGTAATGTGAGAATCATCTATATCAAGACATACCCATTTACATCCATTAGTAATATTATCTTTAGATCGTTTACCATCTTTAAATCTGAATGCAGAGTATGCTAGATCCTCATGTAGCATATCTTTTAGTTCATCAAATGTAGTCTGATAGTATTCAAATCCTTTAGCACACTGAGTCTGACGTTCTTCTTTAGTACCAGATACTGATACAAATGAACATCCAATAGTATCTGTCTTCTGAATCTCTTCGTAGCATATACCATCATCACAGACTGTATAAATACCTGTCTTATCATAAGAGGTAGCTAAATGTATAAGTTCTTTCATCTTTGTGGTAGGTACACCAGTAGTTGGAATGTATCCTAATTTTCTTAGATTATGTAACCCTATAGAAGCTTTACCATCTGCAGCTTGTGAGTGCATGAAGTCTACAAAGATCTCATATGGCTCTTTCATAAGTTCAGCTTCAAATAACTGCATGTCTTCATCTAACATTTCACAGTATGATATAGCTGCAATGTAATCATCCTTCTCAATACTATTGTGGCCATTAAAGATAGCAATAGCTCCTGAGAATTTTAATGCTTTCCATTGCATATGTGCTCTGACTAGTTTTGAGATATGAAACTGAGGTGCAATAGTAGTAGATAGTTCTTCGTTGTACCTTTTATATGTAGTGAATAAGTTACGTACTTCTGATGATATACCTAAGGGCTGTCCTGCCCCTTTAACAGATACAACAGCTAAGTCTTTAACTATCTTCTGAACAATTGTCCTAGCCGCAATACTTTGATCTTCAGCTACTTCTTCTGCTCTAAGCATTTCTACAACTGTTGAGTACTGGATTGGATCCACTGCTTTTGGAGAGAAATTGAAAAAAGATCTACGAGCCAACTTAGTTGAGAATTCTCGTTTGAATACTCTTTTGGTTGTCTCGTCGTAGAGGATATTTTCTTGAGAACCAACAAACAATGCCGAGACTGGTAAGTTCTTAATTTCTTTTGACTGGTTCTCTCTTGCTTTGAGTACTTTAACTTCTTTGTTTCCCTCATCATATACCTCTGCTAATAGTTTAATATTGTCAATAAGTGTAGTACCGTTAGCCATTTCCGCTCCAACTTCCCCACTATACATAAAACCAGCACCTATACCTGCAGAATCTAAATCATTAAGATGTTGTATGAATCCTTCTGAGGTAGATGGTGCTACGAATAGTGGATTAGGTACACGATAGAACTCCTTATAGGTGTTCCATTCGTGAGGGTCAGACTTTCCTGCAGCCATAGCAAGCTTCTGCGCATTATTTGTAGCAATATCTTTACGTTTAGCTTCAATGATTATGTAGCCATCTTTAAAACACTTCCTAGTTGCGGATACTGAGGAGTCTTTACCAGAGCCTGAACCTGATATAACAAAGCTAATAGCATTGATAGGAATCATAGATCCATTCCAGTGATTGATATTACGTCTAAGATGTGATGCAAATAGTACAAGCTCTGAGGCAGCTATGGTTAATTTCATTCTATATGGAATTGATGGTGCATTTATAGATTCAACTACTTGCCTTACAATAGGGGGTAATGAACCAGAGAATGCGCCTGATTGCTCTAAATCTTTTTTAAGTAGTTCTAACATATGTGTCCTTTAAATTATCGTTGTCCTCCTACAAGGACTTTATCTAGTATAGATGATGCTAATGTGCATTCATCTAAATCTACAGGTATGATTGCATGAGGTAACGTAGTTGAAATACCATATCCATCTGATAGGTCTTCCCTATATAGGTCTTCAAAGATAGCAAAGAAGAATTTTCTAAGAAGTCTATCATTCAAGATAGCTGACATGGTAGCAATTGATTTTGTATCTCTGTGTGAGAAGAGTGGAATGATACCTAAATAATTAGGTTTTCCTTTCCCTTTGTTACATCTAGTGTTTGGCATTACAAGTGATATCTTACAATAGATATGTTCTGCTTCTAGAAGTTCTACTGTAGCTAAAATCTTAGCCATATTATTTGTAACTGTTTTATTACTAACATAGTAGGGATATGATACTGAGATATATAGCTCATAGAAATAGTTCTTGTATGTTTCATTGGGTACTAAGAAACAAGCAGGATCCTCTGCTATTATTTTAGCTACATCCCATATCTGTCCTTCTACTGCATACTTATATGATTCGTATACTGACTCTGAAATTAATCCACGTTTTAGTAGATTCTGTCTTACAGTATTTTTAATGATCTGATAATCACCTTCAGTGATAGTAGGGGTATCTACTAATAATTGCTTTAGAGCATTTTTATAACTAATATCACAATTATAATCTTTCTTTTGTGTAAGATGTTTAACATGATGTTTAAAATGCTGAAGATTACGATACTGATATACATCAGTAGTATCCGCCTTCATAGTAGATAACCACTCTTTAGGATGGATATCTAACAGTGTGCTTGGTTCAATGTGTTTCATTTGTTTTCTCCTATAATGGTTTCCCATAGTTCTGTAGTAGTGATACAGTTTGATTGTGTACGAGATGCTTTAATTGCTTCTTGCCCCATAATTGTACGTGCTTTGATAAACTCTGCATAAAGTTCTTGATGTTGTGTGAATACTACATCTTTAAATGCGCATTCAGATATCCCTAAAGTTTTTAATTTATGCATTCTAATACTATCCCTCATTGTTACTGTACGAGATAGTCCAGTATCCACCATTATTTGTCTAGCAATGGTAACTTCATTGAATAGTTCTAGAGATGTAAGATAAATCTCTAATGAGTCATCTCGTTCTAGCTCAATTACAAAGTATCTATCAATGGTAGAGAAGTCCAGCTTAGAACGTCCTGTGTATGAAGCATGCTCATTAAAAGGATTAGCTGTGGCAATTAATCTGAAGTTTGGATGTGCTTTAATAATACCATCAGGAAATGAGATAAATCCATTCTCTATAGTATTAAGAGTAAGTAATACGTTAGCATCTGCAGCATCTATCTCATCTAATAGAAATACTTTTCCTTCTGTATATGCTTCTCTAAATTGTGTAGTAATATAGTTACCAGTAATAGATATAAATCCTAATAAAGCAGATACTGACATTTGTTTAGTACAAGATACTGAAGAGAAGCCAGTTCCAAGTTCTTCTGCTATTTGCATAGCTATAGTAGATTTACCACATCCTGCTATACCTGTTAAAAGTACTGGCATGTTAGCTTCCACTAATGTTTTAATGTAAGTATATTTAGAATGCTTCAAAATGGTATCTCCTTTGTAGCAAAGTATTTAAATTGTGGCATGCTTATAATAGTACCTATTTCAAGTATATCATTAGAATCTAGTTCTCTAATAAGATATGATTTAATATGTTCTTCCATAGCATCTTTAGATGATACTTCTAAATAATCTTTAGTAATATCAAATTGAATAGTATGTATAAAATAATAATCAATAGGTACATTATCTAACATCCAACGTGTTAGTCTTTGATATGTAGCATCTATTTTACTGAAGTATGCCATGTCTGCATCTACGTGTAATCCTTCTTCTTTTGTCATATCATCTAGAGTTCTATCGAATAGAGTTTCAAAACAAATACTACCTCTTGCTCCTTTGTGGAACAACTGCTTAGCAGTATAGTATGGAGTATACAGAGAAGCATCTACCCAATTAGGGTAGGTATTTGCATATAGCTCTAAATTTAAAAGATCTGCAGAAGAAACACTTAATAACTTATAAACCTGTCTTACCATTGCGTTTATTTCTTCTGCATTTACTAATGCCTTAGCATCTTTGAATTCAGGGGTTAGTTGAAGTATTACAAATATAATAAACCTAACACTATTTGTAGAATATCCTCCTAATGTATTAATATGAGTGTTAGTTATTACTTTCCATATATCAATTACAGGTGGTTTGGTTGTAGCAAATTTAAAAATGTCCATGATTATCCTTTATTTTTTGAGATTATATAAAATATACCAATGTATACTATGGTATAAGCCCAAAAGCTTATACGTATTTAGAGCCTGATGTAGCTGAGAGGTTACAAAGGATAGGATCTGTAGCAATAAGAGATTCTAGTTCTTTATCTAGCACTGCCCCTTGAGTTGCTTCACAGATTTCTACTGCCTCTACGGTAGCTTCACGAACAGCTTGCCCTGCAAATACTACTTTAGATTCTGCATCAATATATTTGAATGCTACCATTCCATCTGGAGTGTTAACATACGGTACATCAATCACAATATCATAGTTACCGTATTTACCACGAATTTCAGTTACTAGCTGCGCTAGGTCTGTAAGTTTAGCTTCTGCTGAAGCGTCTGATTTTAAGATTTCATTGAATGTCATTTAAGACTCCTGTATTAAATTGTGGATTACTCCATAGAACATACCCTGATGAGTCGAACATCTTCAGTACAGGCTTCTCGTCAGAAGGGATCTGCTTTGGTAATGGTATGCTCCATGGAATAATCGGATTAGCATAGTAGCTTAACTATGCTTGTTTACATACTATAAAGAATCACCAGTATAGAAATGCACCAGAGCTTGCACTGGAATATGGGTGAATAATGTCTGACCCTTAGTTACAGAAGGTTCCTTTGTGTTTAAACGGACCTACAACCTCTAACATCTTATTTCCTTACTGATCTTGTATAGCTGATTAGACTTCCTCGTCTTTGTGTATGGGTATGATGGAGTGCCCCATCAAACAGTCCTAAGACTGCTCTGAGGGATTAATGACACTCTGCCCAATTATGCCCAATCATGATTTCACCTTGATATGTACATTTCATTCTAAGTTGTCTAGATATCTTAGTATAGGCTTCTTTTAAGATAGCTGTAACTGTCTGTACGTGTTCATCTAATACAATCATATCTATCTCATCATATATGGTAGCTTGATGCTTGTAGTGTACTCCATGTACTAATCCTGCTGCATAAAAGTCTCTATGAATTGTACATATATAATATTTCATACTTTCAGCTCCTTGCCCTTGACAGAAGTAGTTAAGACATTTATGAGAAGAATCTACTTTAATAAATCTTCCTCCTAATGTATGTATTCCTCCATGATCTTTTACATCAATTTCAAACTTCTTAATAAGATCTGATAATCCGTTAGTTGATTTGATGAGTCTTGACTGAACTTGTTCTCCATATATAGCTTGCTTAATGAGTTGCTCTGTGTATGGTACGTAGACTGCTGATACTCCTGATTTAACTGGATAATACCTAATACCTTGTTCATCAGGTTCTGTAAGACGTTTCTGGATTCTTTCGTCTGCAGATACATAAGTCCGTTTATCATATTCATTATACTCACCATTTCCAAGAAGTGTATAACCAGTAAGGGTTGACGAAGATCCGTAAAGGAATCCGAACCATAAAGGTTTCGCATTTGTTCTGCTGACTCCACAAGATTTTGCATTAAGACTATGCAAGTCTGTTCCAAGGTCTTTATCTCCTGATGTGTTAATTTCATCTAATCTTCCTTTATCAAACTCATATAAAGCTTCTGCTAAATTAACATTTTCTTGACCACTAAAGTCAGTACCTACAAATGTCCAACCTTCTGGAGCTGTAAATAACTGTCTAAATTCTTTAGCGGCTGGTATCTGATTTAGATTTACTGAGCTACTAGTAAACCTACCAGTAACTGTACCATTAGTGTCAATCCTAGATGTTATGGTTGAATCATCTCGTACTGCTTCTAATAGTCCTTTTAGTTGGGATAAATCTTTTACTATCTTTAAATATCTACGTAAATCTTTACCATAGTCTCCCAGCGCTTCTAGTTCTTCTCCATCTACTTTAGGGGTACCTTTTTCAGTAAATGTTGCAAAGGTAAAATCATAGTTATTTTTAAGCCAATGACGTATTTTATGTCTACTACCTGGATCAAACTTAACTAGTTCAATAGGAGTATAATCACCTCCACTATAATGTGTATACACAATTCTGTGAGGTACTGTAAACCATGTATATTTCTTAAATCTAATCTTCTTATTCTTTAGTACTGTATACTGAAATGGGTTATAGAATATAGCTGATAATCCTGAGTATGATTCATCTACTACATACTGCTTAGTCCTTCTAGGCTTCGCAGGAGTAACATCAGGTGCTTTACGTAAAAGCATAGGTCTGAATAGCTTCTGAAGCCTCAGCTCAATGCTAAGCTGCTCATACATCAATGATTGCATAAGCTTTCTTCCCCTCTCTACATCAAAGTAAAATCCATAGTGTACTTGTTGAGCTACAATATAAGCTACTTCATGTTCTAAGTCTATAATAGACTGAGATGGATAATGTTCTGATTGTAGTAGAATTTGAAATAATGCATAAGTTACCTCTACATCTTGTGTGCAATAATTACACATAGCTACTGATAACTTACTCCAGTCTGAATGAGATCCTTTTGGAAAATACATACGCCTTCCAAAACTATCTAAACTAAATGATCCAAGTTTATCTCTAGGGTAATCTTGAATACCATAGTCTATTTCTATTAACTCATCCTTTGTGTAGATGATCTTAGCTAGAATCATAGTATCTAAGGGACTAGCTGTAATGGTACCAAGTAAATGTTCGATAACCACAAAGTCAAAAGTATAATTATGGAAAACCACATATTCATGATCATTGATTTTTTGTAATCCATTTTGTAAAGTACCTCCATAGTTTGATAATGGTAAAAATCTGTCGGTGTAACATAGTGTAGGAGAGTCTCCTGACTTTATAGCTATACAATGTATTTTATCTACACCCATAACACCTGAAGCTGGAATAGCAGTTGTTTCAATGTCTGCATAGCATATTGAATCATACTGCATCCCATAGCTCCATACCTCTGACGTAATCCAACGGTATAAGTGCATGAGGGTTTATCATATAGTGACTACGTTTAGTTCTCTTAACTAGTTGCTTGGTCTCTAGTAGTTTGAAACCTTCTAGGAATTTCTTCTGAGAGTATGTATCTGCAAATGTAATATAGACCTCACCATCTTGATTGTCCCAGTGTATAGCATCTCTAATTGTAAGGAATGCCATTTGTTCAGATTTAGTCATATTAGCTATCTCGGCTAAGAGATCTATAGATGTAATACCTTTCATATTCTTGGTTCCTTTTCCTACTTTGTAAAATGATGGAGATTTGTTAGGTTTCTTAGATACAGTTGTAGTAACTATATCATCCTTAGCTATATGTAAGGATATGTTTGTTATAATAGATTCATTCAAAGTCTTCCTTTCTCTATAATAATTCTTCCAATATCATTATACAAAATTGATACTTTAATACCCCTGAAGTTGGGGTATAATGCCCCTTGATATAAGGGTATTAAACTGCCTACAAACTCCCACTACTACGAGGTTTCCCCTATTATATATAATAAGAGAGACTATTTACTTCTAAAAATACTAGCAATACCTGCAATTACT